GTCTATAGGAACGCTCAAAACAATTTGACCACCCCTCCCACCTCTGAATTTTCCTTTTTCTTCCATTTCTCTTTGTACTCAAGAAGCAGTTGGATGATCTCTTCTTCTCTTCCTTCTTTCATCTGCTTATGTATTATGCCGTGTCTCTTGTCGCTTAATGGTATCAGGTTGTCTCTGTCCAATCGCTTCGTGTAGTCCTTTGAAACTGGAATGATATGATGAACCATTGTTGCTGGTACGAACTTGCCATCGTGATAGTATGCATAGAGATCTATGTACATGTAATGCGCGAGTACATCTTCCTTTGTCAGTACCCAAGCTTTTGTCTTATAGAATGCAGCATTTGTCTTATTCCTTCGGTGCTGATCATAGTCTTTATCTCGTTCCTTCTTCTGCTGCTGTCTGATCTGCTTAATACATTCACATGTTGTACCGGATGGAATTCTTTTTCCACATTTGCTGCATCGCTTGTAAATTGGCATTGCATCACTTCCTTTTACTGGACATCCAGGGACTCGAACCCCGGACCGATCGGTTATGAGCCGACTGCTCTTACCTACTGAGCTAGATGTCCATAATAAAAAAAAGAAACAAGATCTGCTGCTGTATGGCTTACATTCTCGTTCCCTTTTTAATTCATGCTACTATAATAACACTCTGAATTGTATGTGAGTCCCTTTCTTCCCTTTATTTTCTTTATTTTACATTTCTTTTCATTTTAATTCTTTTATCGAATCGTCTATATATGCTTCGATTGTCGTAAATCCTCTTCTATTGTCATACCCCTTTCTTTTCAATTCTGCTCTTACTTTTATTAATTCTTCTTTTACTCCTTCTAGAGCAATTTTAGCTCCAATCTTCATATCTTCGTTCATATTCTTCTCCCTTCTTAATTGTCTAATTTCTTTGATAAGATGTAGTAGAACTTTCTCCTCTTTTCGTAGAAGTAGTTCCTTCCAGCTGGTATATTCATCACCGTTTTCAGGTACTTGTATGTTATCCCTTCTTCTGTTACTGCTTTGAGTATGTACTTGTACAGTTGCTGATCTGCTTTCTTCGCTGACTCTTCTATCATCTTGTAGTTCTTCTTTGCCCATGCTCTTTTGATTGCCAATTCCTCTGTTGCACTCTTTGTTACTCCAGATCCTGTCGTATCTCCAAACTTAGGACTTCCTACAGTATTTGTTTTGTATCTAAGAATGTCCTTAAATTCTTTGTATCTCATTGCAAAATGATACGCTTGATAAAACGCGTGATTGCTTATGTCCCATTTCTTTTCTGATACCGGTCTTATATTCTGCATCCTATCTCCTCCAGTCGACGATCTGCTACCTTTTCCGTCCAGTTTTTTGTTTCATCGCTTTTCTTCTGTAGCATTTTAGTTTCGTTTCCGAATAAAATTTATTCTTGTCTTCTTTCTTCTTTTGTCTTACCGCCTGCATGCTTAGTTTCCAAGCAACAAATTCTGTGCATTTTCTCCTGCATTCAATTCTCTTTTCTCTTTCTCCGCCGTGGTCGCATTTCAAGCACGGACAATCTCTATATCCCATCTTTTTTCTCCATCTATGATTTTCTCGAATGGTTTTCCTGCCCAAGTTATACTCAGTACACTTCTTTCGTCAAAATATAACTCTTTATCTGGTTTTCCACTTTTTTTATATGTTACATAATAATATTTTTCACATTCTTCGAATGCCAAATAATAGCGTTGATAATCTTTTAATTCTTCTGCACTTGCTTTTCGCAGATATCCTTCCACCTCAATTCCACCAAACAAAGTGATTTCCACCCATATTCCATGTTTTAAAAAGCATTCCAACACATCTTTTCTCATCTCTAGCCCTATCGTCATTAACATTTATTCCTCTTTCTTTATATACTTTAATTTGCTCTTTATGTCCTTTATTATGTCTATTATCAGCATCACCATGCACGCGCATTTCATGAATTGTTCCATCCTCTTCTGGCTCCTTTCCTTCTTCTTGCATTTCTATTTTTTGTTCTATTATTTTCATTCGTTGCTGCACGTTATCTGTTTCTTGTTTTGTTAATGCTGCTCCAACCGAAACTGCCATTAATACCGTTAGTATCAAAAACTTTAGGCTTTGGTATGTATTCTTTTTGTAATCATAATAAAAGTGCATTCCTGCATCTATTATCATTACTGTAATAAGTGCTTTAATTAATAAGTCGTTCATTTTGTCTCCTAACATTCAATTTTAATTTTGCTCATTTTTCTTATCTTGTCATAGGTTTCATCCGCCAACCGATTAACTCTATCCATATCCTTTATAAACTTATCTAGTTCTTCACGCTCTACAGATACCCTAACCTTCACATCTGATGTCTTGTTTCCATGCACGATTGCATTCCCCAGTGCTCGTATTGGTCCGCCACTGCAACACAAGCATCCTTCTCCATCTTTTCTTTCTCTTTTATATACATGCAATCTTCCGCAATTTTCACATCGCATAACCAAGCATGTATTTTGCTCTTTGTCTCTTTCAATCATTATTTTCTCCTATAATCTAGTTAACGGGCACTTCATACAAGGGCTGTCATCTGCAAATAAATCTTCTCTGCTATCTACAAGAGTTGGATATTTGCAATATTCATCGCACATCTCCTGCTTTATTTCTTCTAGTATGTCAGTTACCGTTTTGCTTTTCTCGTGTTCTTCTTTTGTATCCTCTGTAAGTTTTTTAGTATTTTGTAATTCCTTTGTCATCGTTTATCCCTCTCTTTTGCTGCTGCGCAAAGTGACATCGCTGTTGCACCTAATATTATTCCGATAATTATTCCGACACTAAGTTCTATCATTCTGCTTTTCACCTCTTTAATATTTTATTGCATTCTACAACTTTTCTCGCATGAGTCTACTAATTCTATCAACGTCAATGTCTTTGTTTTTATCATCATCTTTCTCTCTTGCTATTTCTTGTGTTTCAAACACTTCGATTGCTAACATTTCATCGTTCATTCCATTTCTCACGTATTCTACATTTACATCCAATCCTTTTTCAGCAAGATATTCCGGAACTCCGAAGTCCCGTCCTCGTGTAAACATATGAATTTTCCCTAGTCTATTTCTAATCATTGCCATTATATTTATTCCCTCCAAATTTCATTAGCTTCTTTTTCGCAGTTTCTCTCCATGTAATAACTAAATAAAAACTCTTTCTGTGCTTTTGTATAATCTCTACGAGGATTTATTGTCGCCATTGCAACTCCTTGGGCCGGATTATGAAGCAGTACCCATCCTTTCTTTGTTAGGACGTCTCCTGCTTCATAAAGTACTGGCATTTTTTCTTCCGTTGAACTTCTTTTTAAATATTCATAAGCCCATTTCTGATGTTCTCCCCATTCCACTGCGTGGAATTTTCCACTTGGTTCTAACCATCCATAGTCTTCCGTTGTATGTTCCTCTGTATCAAGCATTCTTTTCATATAACTGTCTAGAGTTCTTGATACTGTTGGACTAGTTGCTGTAAGATCTTCGTCAAGTTCATTTCCGATTTCTTCTTTTAGATATCTAGGAATCATCTTCATTGCAACTTTCCAACGCCTTTTATATTGCTCTAGTTCATCTTTAATTTTCTTTTGCTCTCCTACAATTTCCCACACATTCATATCATGTGGCATCTTCTCTTGATGTTCAGGCGAATAAATTTCTAAATGATATGATCCGTCTGCTGTATTTCCTTTCAGTGCTGCACGTCCAAGTAAAACATCTTCTGCATGTCTCCTGATCTGTTCTTTTGTTTCATCTGTTCCGCTCATACAATCGTTCAATATCTCTATGCACTTATCATATCCCTTTCCTTCTAAATAGAACCATTCTCTTACTAAGCCTGTTATCCATTCTCCACTAATATTAAATTGTAATTTGCATTCTTCCATTTTCTCCTATTCATACCTTCCAGCACCTGCTCCGTATCTATGCCATCTTGTTTCTTTCTTAACTTTCTTTTTCCTTCTATTTGCCATCCTTTTTTCAAATTCATCGATCAATATATATCGATATTTGTTGTCCCAATACTCTAGTAATTGACTACTGATTCCTGTTTTCTTTGACATTGTTTCATATGTGATCCCATCAAACAGCATTTTCGATACGATACTTTTTTTGTATTCTTCGCTGTATTTGCTGCGATTGTTATGATCTACATTTTTTATTTCTTCGTCTTTGTATTGTTTTACCCATTTTCTTAACGCTTGTACTGTTATTTTTGTTTTCGCGGCAAATTCCTTCCTTGTCATCCCTGACGCTAATAATGTTCTTACGATTCCTCGTTTAAAATCTTCTGTGTATTGCATAGTTTCGTTTCAGACAGCTTAGTTCTTTGCCTGAACCAATGTATTATTCGTGATCACTGTTCTGTTTCTTTTTGCCTGATCATATAATTCATTGTGATTCTTTCTTTTTAGGTTTTGTATTAAAAAAATAATTGTAAAAACTAAATCTGGTATATCGTTAAAAGTTACATCATAATAGAATCTGAAAAAATATGTTTGTGATTGGCTCGTTGTTAATAGTTACTAAAAGAATCTTAATCAGGTAAAGAACTAAGCTGTCTGTTCTCCTTTCCGCCTGCTGCCTTTTCCCGGCAGTAGGCTAATAGATCTCATGGCTTATACATGACTTTTTGTTTCTTATGCGTTTGTTAATAGTTGCTTGTGGTATATTGCAACTGGTTCCCACCAGTAGTGCATTATTTCATTGTGTCCGATTCGGACACCTTTCTTTTTCGGACCTTTTGCTTTGCTATAAATCTTTTTAGTGGTTGTCCATTCATTTTTCTTTTGTTATTCCCCTTGTTATGCAGTTTTCTCTTTTGCTTTCTGTTTGCACATAATTTAATTTCAACTACTTTCGGATGTATTTTCCCTCTAATTCCACACACGGCCCAAACATTCTCTGCTTCTCCCGTCTTCAGTGCAGCCTTTTTGATTTGCGTTAATTCTGCAATTTTTTCTCCATCTGCAAACATTATTGCTTTTCCTGGCACTTCCTCTTTTTCTTTCAGTTTCTCTTTTATATGGCTTTCATATCCTGGACGCGCATTGATCGTTCCATCTTTTCTGAGTCCTGCTGTTATCTTTCTAAACGCTTCTCTTATCTTCTTTATCCCTTCGATCATCGTTCCTTCCTTTCTGCAAATTCCATGTTCTCCGCCACAATCTCTGTCGTGTATACTTTTGTTCCGTCCGTTTTTATGTAGCTTCCTGTCTGGATTCTCCCTTCCAGTGCGATCTTAGTTCCTTGATTCAAATACTTATCTGCAAATTCTGCGTTTTTTCCAAATGCAACACATCCGATAAAATCTGCGTCCTGCTGCCCTTCTCGCTTAAATCTGCGATCTACTGCAAGTGTGAACCTTGCTATACATAGATCTTCCTCGTTCCAGCTTATCTCAGGCTTCCTGGTTAATCTGCCCATTAGTATTACTTTGTTCATGCAACCTCCTAAATCGTGTATGTATCATTCTTCTGTGCTTCTATATCTGCCATCGTCTTAATGATCCCGATTGCATTTCCTTCTGCATCCATTACCACGACTATCTTTTTCTCTTCTCCTTCCATATGCACATCTGCGACTCCGTACATACGTCTCTTTCCGAATTTCTTTATCGCACTCTGCCATATCCACGTTTTTTCTCTTCCGAAGTCAATTACAGCATTTGCGATCTCTCCACTAAATGTGATTGATTCCTTTATGATCGTGGCACTTCTTGTTTCATCTACTACGTCATATGGATTCAGTTTTGCCAGGTCCTCATTTTTTTCATATCGCTTTGGATTTAGCATCAATATTTCCTCCGGAACATACACTCCATATGTTCCGTTATAAATCAATACATGTGTCCCATACTCGCAGATACTATATTCTTCGCGGTCTTTAATTGCATCTATCTGAACTTTATCTCTTATATCCATGTTTATCTCTCCTTTTCATCCAATCCTAAAATGCAGTAGCCTTCTTCCAGTCCTTTAAATCCTTCCAGGACATAGATCACTTGCTTTTCTGTTACTCTTCCTGTCTCTTCTCCGTCATTCATTTCGTGCAGTTCTATGATGTCCCCGATCTTATAGTTTCTATCATTTTTTCGTAGCTCAAACGATTTCTTTCCTGTGTCTACTGCATCGAAAAACATGCTTGCAAGTTTTAAGCGGTGTCTTCGCTCATCTGATCTGATTTCTGGCACTTCTACTTTGTTTGTTTGCGGAATCTCCACACATTCCGTCTTTTGTTCTTCCGCTGCATCAACATCGAATTGAATCATT